TTCTGGTTACACTGAAATTGAGGTGTATAATTTGGCGGCTCAATCGCAGGTTCATACCTCTTTTTCACAGCCCGAATATACCGCAGATGTGAATGGCCTGGGACCGCTTCGAATTCTTGAATGCATTCGCAGACTTGGATTGTCCAAGATAACGAAGGTTTATCAGGCATCGACTTCTGAAATGTACGGCAAAGTTGTAGAGATACCGCAAAGCGAAACCACTGCGTTTTATCCCAGGAGTCCATACGGAATTGCGAAAATGTATGCTTACTGGATTATGAAAAATTATAGGGAAAGCTATGGGATGTTTACTTGTAATGGAATCCTATTCAATCACGAATCTGAGCGAAGAGGAAGCGATTTTGTAACACGAAAGATTACGCTGGGCATTCGAAAGTTGTACAAGGATCCGAATTTCGTGTTGGAGCTGGGAAATCTGAATGCTAGACGCGATTGGGGGCATGCTGAAGATTACGTGTATGCTATGTGGTTGATGTTACAGCACAGTGTTCCAGACGACTATGTAGTCGCAAGTGAGGAGACTCATACGATCCGAGAGTTTATTGAATCTGCTTTTCGATATGCCAATCACAACCTTGTATGGGAAGGAGACGGGCTCGAGGAGGTTGGGAAGGATGAAACAGGGCGTGTTGTAGTTCGTATAAATCCAGATTTCTATCGTCCAGCAGAAGTTGACTGTCTTATTGGAGATGCCACAAAGGCACGAGCTGTTCTCGGATGGGAACGTAAGATTGATTTCCAGACTCTAGTGCGTAAAATGGTAGAGCATGATATGGCTTCTAATGAGTAATGTGGTCACCGCCAAATCAACATTTATGCTATAACCGTATACCTCTCTTGGCGAACATAGTGCACGATCGCAATTACGAGGGCTCAGGTGTATTAGCACAGCATGTGTATCCTATGAAGGCTATGGAATCAAACGATAAGGTGTTTGTAAAAACAGATTTCCTTGGGTTGTTCCTAGAACATTACCCGATACAAGTCCCAATTACACTTATTACGGGTGTGTCGGATTTGTCTCCAACAGAAGCACAAGCTAACGCAATTCTTACAAATCCATTGATTACTCGATGGATAGGTCACAATATAGATGTATCGCATCCAAAGATTACAAAGATACTCATTGGTGTTGGAGAACCCGAAAGACCAAATGGGAACCACGATATGCTTGTACAGTTACATTCTGAAAGGGTGAAATGGGAGGATAAGAAGGATGATGTTTGCGTACCCTATCATTCCAAAACACACCAATCCAGACATCTTGAGGCGACTCTACCAAAGTTGGATTTTCCTCAGTATATGAATGAAATATCCAAATCCAGATTTGTTGTTTGTATGCGTGGCAATGGGATTGACACACATCGATTCTGTGAGGTATTGTTGATGGGTTCTGTTCCTATCGTTCTCCATTCTGGATTGGACGATTTGTACTCGACATTCCCTTGTGTTATACTTGACTCGTTTGATGCGATTGACATACACACCTTCGTATGGGATGATGCGAAATATGAGGCGTTTGTGGATGCGTTCTGGTTGAGAAATTCATATAAGGACGCATTACAATGCTAGTTGAGAATACGGGTCAGATCAAGGTATGGTCTCCATTTGGACAGCAGATTTCAAAGTATGCGGCAGACACTCGTTTCACGCGATACGTAGAGATTGGAACTTGGAACGGACAGGGATCCACGTGTTGTTTTTACGACGGGTTTAAGAATCGGACGGACGCTCATTGTCTGCAGAGTTATGAGATCGCGAAAGATCGTGTAGAAGACGCAAGCAAGGTTTGGTCTTTTTACCCTTCCATTCAAATTCTACACGGACGTATGTTGGCGAATGAGGATTGTCCTACCTTTGAACAGGTTCAGGCTGTTCATCCATCAATCAATCTAGAGTGGCACTTTGAGGATATCAAGAACTTTTGGGGGTGTTCGTATATTGCTATGAACGACCCACAGGTTATCCTATTGGATGGTGCGGAATATCTGACGTGGTTTGAGTTTGAGAAGATGATTCGCGAAACAACTGCGACTGTCTATCTCCTTGACGATACCCAGACATCAAAATGCCCTAAAATCCTTGAATGGTTTGCACAGCATCCTGAGTGGAAGAAGGTTGCTTATTCCGACACAGAACGGAATGGATGGGCTGTGTTTGAAAAGATTTAACAAGTACATTCGTTAATACTAAAATACAGATGACCGCGATTGCTGTAGCACTTAATGGTGGTCTTGGAAACCAACTTTTCCAGCTGGCGGCAGCGGAAACAATCGCTTCCGAAACTGGGCGGACGTTTTGTATTGTCAATGCTATATCTCCAACAACCGTACACACAAAGGCAAACTACTTCGAGTCTATGCTCTCCGCATGGGCAGAGTGTCCGCAACTAGAGAGTCCATATGGCAACGTTGAGGAACCATCGTATGTAAAACACGATTGGTCTACTTTACTTCCTGCCGACAAATCGGTATGTCTGAATGGATACTTCCAGAACTGGCGGTATATCCCTTCTACCTTTCGCGATCGCCTTCGTCTTCCTTCGTGCGCCCCGCTTCAAGGTGCTTTCCTTCACATTCGGGGCGGAGATTATGTAAATAATTGGGTTCATGATATAGGTCTTGCTCGCGGGTATTATCAGAGAGCCATTCAACAGTTTCCCGAGGGTACACATTTCTACATTTTTACAAACGATCTGCCCTACGCAAAGAGCCTCGATATTCTACAGACTATTCCGCATACATATATGGATTCCGATGAGGCGACATCCCTTGCGCAGATGGCATCCTGCACAGAAGGAGGGATTTGCGCAAACTCAAGCTTTTCGTGGTGGGGGGCATATTTGGCTCCCAATCGGACCATTATCATGCCAGACAAATGGTTTGGAAGTGACTACGTACACATAGATGGTTACTATTTCCCTGGAGTGAAGAAATGTACGGTTTAATTACATATCAAGTACAGGGCATCCCCCCAACCATGATGTGTCATGCGTGTAAGAACGCGTTTGAACTTGTAGTGTGATAGAAACTCATCAATTTCTCCGATTAACGCCCCTCCCTTGTAGAGTTCATTCTCATTGACTTCGAGATACAACGCCTTTGCATGTTGAATAGATTGTACTGCTCCTTTGAGTGCAAGTAGTTCTGCTCCTTGAATATCAAAATTCCAGAAGTTATACTTTGAAGAATCAATACCATTTCGCTCAAAAAATGTGTCTACCGTCACGGTTTTGCTTTCAAACGTGTCGACATACACAACGTGAGGGTGCTCTTGCGAATGCGTACCAAACGGAAATACACTAGAGGACTGGACGTTGTTTGATACATTGAACGATAGGGTATCGTCATCCTTATCGGTAATGAGGGCATTGTAGACATTCGGTATACCTCTCTGTTTTGCTTGTTCTACTTTTGACGGAATTGCATCTATCCAGACAACATCGGTGTGACTTAATCCAAGAGAGTTGTAAAAGGGCATTTCCTCACAGTCATGCGCTCCCACGTGAAACGCCCCGGATATATGGACGTTATGCTGAGCAAGAATAGAGTGAATTTCCTCAAACGGGATTAGCATTTATGGTCTATAGTAGCAATTGTCTAAATGTTATGAACACCATATCATCCCCCAATCAACCCTATCACTTGTTCTGTCAAACGTATCTAGGAGTGACTGACTTGTATGATTGAACTCATGCGGGCGAAAGGAGTACGCATCGCCGAATTGTAGATAAAACTGTGTATACCCTATTGACTCTAGGTGGCGAATACACTCTACGGTTTGGGTACGCCATTCGGATGCCCATTCAAAACACAATGTACTCGCCTTCCTTGTGAGAGAACGCAGGACTACATTCTCTGCTCCTTCCACGTCAATTTTGAGAACATCAGGGACTCCATATTGTTCGATCAGTGTGTCGATTGAAATTGTAGGAACGAGTGATGACCATACTGGGCGGGATGGATTGTAAAAACGGGAATCTACAGATGTCAGCCATGTGCGATCCAATGTGTTAAGTGTGTGTGAGTCTGTTTCAAAAAACTCAACGGATCCGATTGAAGGACTTACTGCGTAACGTAGACATTGGATATTTGAGTATCGCGCAGTAGACTCAACCAACCTATCAAATGTAGATCGGGAAGCCTCAACGCAGACAATAGTATTTCCACTTTCATTTGCTAGAGCCCAATTCCCAATATTTGCTCCGATATCGAACAAAAGCATTTGATAATTACCACAACATGCGCCTAAACTTGACATTGATTGAAATAACTCCAAAACTGTATTACGGTTTCGTAAATCAGTTTTGTGGGGTTTCCCCCTGTTTTTGATTTTTGATATTTTATGTAGCAACCTCGCCTTACGCTTAGTTGGAGTACGCCAGGCCACCCATGCCAGACATCACACGCAGGACGTTGTAGTTCACGGCGTACACTCGCACCTGGGCCGTGCGACCGCCACGGACCGTGTTCACGGAGACCGTCAGCTGGAGGGTCGCCTTGTCAATGCGAGAGAAGTTGCAGGTGCCGCTGGGCTGGTGCTCCTCGGGCTTCAGCGCAAAGGAGTACACGTTGATGCCCTTGGCGGGCGTGCGGCTGTGGTGCTGGTAGGGCTGCACCGTGGAGAAGTAGCGACCCTCACGCTCCGTAAAGCGATCCTGGCCGTTGAGCTGGAGCTTGGCAACCTCCACAGGGTTCTTGCCCTCGCACTTCACGCCAGAAGCAAGCAGGAGCTTGGCGAGCAGGTAGTTCGTCGTGTCCTCAAACAGGGTGATCTGGTCATTGCCGTTGGGGGCAGCGTTCGTGTCCAGCCAGGACGCACCGTTGAGGGAAGGACCAGACATGATACCCAGACCCGGCAGGTAGGGGCCATAGGGGCCATCAATGGCCGTCGTGGGGACAATGCCACTGGTGCCGGCACCCGTGCCCAGCGCACCGCGGGCAAGGACGTCCATCACGACACCCTCCGTGGAGAAGTCATCCGTGTAGTTGAAGGGCTGGCAGCCGTTGACCTCCTGGATGAATGACTGGTTCGGCGTGCAGTCAACGAACGAGTCGCGCTGGACAACCCACACAAGCTCCTTGACGGGGTGGTTGAAGTTCAGCTGGATCTTGTTGGAAGAGGACGTGATCGACTCAGCGCCCGTGAACTGGAGCTGCTCAATCAGGTACTCGTGCGTCTGCTGGGCGAACCGGCGACGCTCCTCCGTGTCGAGGTAGATGTAATCGATGTACAGGGAGGCAGCCGTCAGGGACTGGATGGACGTGCCCGCAGCGGACTGGCCACCCGCAAGCTCGTAGTAGCAGCAGTTGATCCACTGCTCGAACTCCACGTTCACGCGCACCTCGTGGTACTGGAGGGCGATCAGGGGAATCGCAAGACCAGGGTTGCGGCAGAACCAGAACTGGAGGGGGATGTACAGCGTCTTCGCGGGCGTGCCCGAGCGGGGCGCGCAGGAGTTCGTCAGCTCAGCGCCAGAGCAAGAGGCATCAAGCGCATAACCCTTCTTGTCCTTCATCAGCACGAGGTCGTGCGTGTTGCCAATCATGTCCTCGAGGGCAGCCACCGTGCCCGCATCCTGCGTGAGCTGCGTCCAGATCTGCATCCAGTCGCCGTACTGGCGATCAATGCGCTGGCCACCAATCTCAAGCTCAACCGTCTTGATCAGGCGGTGGCCGATGTAGTTCAGCCAGCGGAAGCGCGCAAGATTCGTGGCGCCCGCAATCAGGTCCACGGAGGGGAGCACCACCTGGACGTACGTGCGGTACATCAGGTCAGCGTTACGGTTGATCACCGCCGTCACACGCTTGTTGAAGTCGGCCTGGCCGTTGAAGGTGACCTCAATGGACTCCATGGCGAAGTTCGTATGCCGCTTGTACAGAACCTTCCAGAACGTGATCTGGGGGTTGCCGGAGATGTAGATATCCTGTGCGCCATAAGACACAAGCTGAAGAAGACCGCCACCCATAGTGTTATGCTTCATCGCGAGAAGATTTTTTTTTCAGACGCAACTCTTAACCGCATCTTCTTGCAAATAACACGTCCTACAGAGTGTCCTATACGATTCCTTACCGCCAACATGAATGTACTCTGATGGTGCTCCTGCAAGGCGGTCCGTGAAGATACCCGGGGTGCCGTTCGCACACTTTTCACAAAAGGCCGACAATGTCTGGACCCTGTCTGCTAGCGGAATACAATCCAACAGCTCGCCAAACACACCACGGTCACTATCACCGCTCAGTCCTACCAGATACAACTTCTTTCCAAGCTTCTCAACAACATACAACGCAAACTCTCGAAGTCCATTAAAAAACTGTGCCTCATCCACAATCACAACCTCTACATCCTCAATCATCGAACGCATAACGACATTCCGAAGACTCTGGATACGCCCAACCCGAATTCCAGTCTTGTGTGCCGATATCATATCCTCCTCGTGGTATGCATATCGAGTATCAATGGAGTGGTTGATAATATAGACTGGTGTATTGATAGCAGCATACCTTTCTGCGGTCTGTCGAATGAAACTGGTTTTACCAGCATACATGGGACCAATCACGATATCCAATGACATTGTCTGTATAGAACTTTCAGCCTGAAAACTCTATACAAGAAATGGAGATTCTTGAGATCATCTGCGCAGTTGGGTTTGGACTCTTTGCTGGGGTAGTGAGTGCTTATGCTTGTCTCAAGCGTAAGACTGGGCAGATGAAGAAGGTATCCTCAACGGATAACTTTGAGGATATTCTGGAAAAGACAATTCCCAGCGCTTAAACAATGCCTGCCTTCCTTCACTCGATCGCAAAAAAAATCGGGATTGTTCGTGAGCAGGAGAAAATCGTCCCTATGACGAAGCTACCTGTTGTTCACGATGTTGGTGTTTCCATTGTCACCATCCCTGTTGTATTGACTTCTTAATTACTCTAGAATGACTCGAGGAACAATGTGCATCGCCTCAAGTTCCTGCATCCAAAGCTTCATCGCATAGGGAATCGTCTTCTGAACAAACTCGGTCTTGTTCCCACACGTTCCGCAACTGTAGATGTTCTCATCCTCATTCACAATCGCAAGTGTTCCACACGTCTTACAGATTCCTGTCGGGAACGGGTCAGACACATCCATCAGACGCTCCTTGGTGAATGCCGCAACACCGTGAGACAACATGCAATCACGCTCCATCTCACCCACTCGCAGACCTCCATCACGAGACCTGCCCTCACAAGGCTGACGTGTCAAGCTCACAATCGGGCCCTTGGCACGCGAATGCTTCTTATCAATGACCATATGCTTGAGTCGCTGATAGAAAGTCGGACCCATAAAGATCTCTGCTTGCATCATCTCACCCGTCTGTCCATTGTACAGAGTCTCGTTTCCATACGGATGGTACCCTAGATCCAACATATGAGTCTTGAGGTCCTCAATCTTCATATGGCTATAGGGAGTTCCATCACCCAACGTTCCACGCTGAACATTGATTTTGCCAAATACATTTTCCATCAGCTGTGCAATCGTCATTCGCGACGGCACTGCGTGGGGATTCATAATCAAATCAGGCCGCAATCCAGATGCCGTGAAAGGCATATCCTCTTCCTCCAGGAGCATTCCTACTGTGCCCTTTTGCCCGTGTCGCGAACTGAACTTGTCTCCGATTTGGGGTACCCGTTCCGAGACGACACGTACCTTGATGAACGGGTAACCATCAGAGTTTTTGTCCTGCCAGACTCCGTCGATACGGCATGGCTCGGAATTCTTATGGGTGGTGGACGCATCGCGGTAGGCGTATCCCGCGGTATCGTTTCGGAGGTTGACGACCTTTCCGATGACGACGTCGTTCTCCTGCAGCGTCGCATGCAGCATAGGGATGCCATTTTCCCCAAT